TCTTTTTCGCCCCTACCTCTAGCCCCCTAAGGAGTTCTCTCGGATTGAGAGCGTCTAGTGCTTGTTGCTCGGCATTGGGATCTGAAATGTTCCCTATTAGTGTTTCCGTATAGTTGAACTTATCCCTTAGATCTTCTATGGCCTGCGGGTCACCATACTGGAACTCCCCATCCTTTATCTGTTTAGACATATCAATACTGCTCTGTACTGATAATGCGGCGGTGGAGGTATCTGCCTTCTTGGACATCTGTTGCCTGAAGGTTGTTTCTGAAAATCTAGGATCACTTGCTAGCCGACTAGCCCTGTCCTCTCCTAGTATTTCAGTTATCCCCGCTTGCGGGTCTCTCGCTAAGGCACTGGACTTAATGATTGTTTCTTCATAGTTTAATGACCCATCTTCGTTAAGGACCGACGAGGCATCTCCGACTTCTGTTAGGCTTAACCGGATATCCTCCTCATCCGCCTTGACCGCTTGCTGTTGTAGACGGCTGCCTATTCCATATAGCCCCCTAGCAAGTGCGGCCTCTGGAGTGTCCTCGGTTGGGGCGATCCTAGGGATTGGTGAAATACCAATATCTGGCCTGGATCGTGGTAGGCGAATCTTAGCCACTTGACCCTCCAAAGTAAGAGGTGCCAGCGTTGGCTATGCCTGAGATCATATCAATATTAGCCGCAGACTTCTCGGACTTGAGATTCATGGCAATCATCTTCAATTCCGCCTCGCTACCAGCCAGAATACGCTCCCTCCTGCGACCAGACTTGAGCATCTCGTCGGACTTAACGCTCTGTACACTCCCGCTAGAAGTCCTCACTCCAGACGCTCCAGCACTTGCCATGATCTGGCTTTGAAGAGCGTTTCTGGACAGTCTGTTGTCCTCTATTCCGTAATCCCTTTGCCGGATCACCTGACTTCTCTGGAAGGCAGCCTTTCTCTTGGCGGCCTTTTTCTTGGCCTTACCACCAAAATAAGATCCAGCCACATTCAGGACTGCTGCTGCTGCTGCTAGGCTCATTTTTTAATCTCCAAAGTCATACTCTGCGTTATACCCAGATAACTCGAACTCATACGGGACTGACTGGTTAATGCTAATCTTTGGCTGTGGACCGTATTCCCCGATTACTGAGACACTGTAGAATCCAGGGGAATCAGGCACAAGACTCAAACCTGCCGTAGCAGGAAGTATACTGTAGCCTTCTACTACTCCTCCACGAGCCGCATTCAGATATGCTCTAATGCGGCTTATGTTCTTGTTCCTGCCACTTGTTGACCCTTTACCCGGAAGCATGAACTCAGGAATGTTAGGGACTAGCGAGAAAGTATACGGTAGCCCTATGTAAACCTTGGTTGGAGTGGTGCCCAATACCGTTCCCGTGCCAGAATCGCCAAAGAATATCTTGTTTCCGGCCTGAACAGTCGCATTCCCGTAGTACAGTTCCACTCCTCCAACCTCAAGGATGTATGACACTTCCTTGCCGAGCAAATCAGCACTAATGTTGATTACTCCGGCAAGAGCCCCGGTATTCACGATATCGCCGCCTGTATGCTCCTCTATGAGATCCATACGCCTGTTGTAGTATGTGGGGTCGGATGTTATGTAGGATCCCCTAGAAACGGTCGTAGCCCCTGTGAGGAGTACCCGTGCCCAGAGAGAGGCATTTCCAGAATCGTCTACAGTTCCAACAATGTCGTCTATGGTTGTGTAGTTCGAGTTGTTCCATTGAGACCAACCGTACACTCCATTTGCTACATCCTTACTGAAACAGTAGAGATTTCCAAGGCTGGTCCTAACAAACAATCTTTGGAACTCTGTACTAACCAGTTCTACTCGTTCTATTGTCTCGTTTTTTGTAAGATGTTTTGCAAACTGAAAAAGATCTTCAGTTTCGTATCTCTGTCTTCTGTCTGCATAGGATATGGCTCTGATTGTCCTCTTCCCCGTTGGGATAAACACAATGTCGCTACCAAAAAGGATTGCTTCTTTAAGAAATTCACTTCCGTAAGAAGATTGCAACTCGACATTCAAGGTTCCTGAAGATATGGGTACGCTAGTAATCACATATTCTTCTTGGGTCGTCCCTACAAACAACTGGTTGAACTGACTCTTTAACCAAGAGATTTTTCCACCAGCCTTAGACGAGATAATGAAAGAGAGACCGTCGGCATCTAAGGAACCAGTATTAAAATTCGTCAGTTCACCAGATTTGCTAGATATTATCGTTAGTCCTAAGTTCTGGATCTCTGGGAGAATAGCAAGGGTTGATTTGCTTCCATCAAAACCAGCAAGGAATGTGCGTTCTTGGTGAATCTCAATGGTATTTACGGTTAGTGGTTTTAAATCTTGAGTATGACCAGCAGGAGTATCACCAAAATGCCGCAAGGCTCTACCCGTAATTTTCCAGTATGCACCCCAACCTGGATCTCCCCAAAGAGTAGAAACCGAGTCAAAGGGAGCATTGATAGAATCCCCCGAAGCCACTTTCCCGCTCCAGTCTTCAATTTCCCACTCAGAAATTCTAAAAGTATCTGAACCTATAAGCGGGTAAACTTCACCAATGGGGGCATTTTGTCTACAGGTAGTAGACGCTACGGTAGTCGAAAGAAGGCCTCCAGACGAACTAAATACAGGATAGGTCGTATCGATTGTTGTATTATTTTGTGACCCAACCAACTGTACTGGTTCATAGGTAGCCGATGGATTTGTCTTTTGGCTTTTAGTTCTTGCTACTACGCTAGGGAAGAATCCATTTTTAGGAGTAGGTAGACCATCCGCATAAAGCCCATCACTGGAGGCTAGGAATATTTGAAGTGTTTTACCATCACTTGAATTCCAACCAGTCGGAGCCGCTAAATTTTGCTCATCTATTCCTTTTCTCAGCATTCTTGTTCTTGTAAGTAAATCATACACCTGTTTATCACCAATAAGAAAATGTTGTTCATATCTAACAACTGGACCTGAACCCATATTATAGGTTATGACTATCTTCCCAATTTTTCCAGGTTCCAAAACAGATTCAGTATCTGAATCTATGTCAGTGGAGAATTGCCACAATGCTAGATTCAGGCCTTGGAGTGGGAAGGGTCCAGGACCGTCGTTAATGACAGCCCAGTTTGCAGAATAAATAACACCAGCAAGTGGGGCCCCTGGAGTTGGACGGTTAGTAAGAATCTTTCCAACAGGTATCCAGTTTCGATAAGGTCCAGACCAGTCCAGCGTTTCAATATTTTGTGCTTCTGTATTTCCCAATGGACCATTATGGTAGTCCCACTTACAGTTAAACTGCGTAGAGGAAATATATCCCGCTGAATTTAATACTAAAGTGTAACCCCAGTTTGATCGTCCTGGGGCTAATCCGGTCCCCCCCCCTGCTAAAGTTTGATTATATCGATAAGGAAGAACATACATATCTCCACCATCATTGCTATCAAACCATCCCGATCCAGCAGTTAACACTGTATCACGAGCAAAGGCGTCATATTTTGCTGAGAATGCCATAGTAACTGGTGGAGTGGAATTTATAAGAATTCCTGGTAACTCAATGGCATAGCGAAGGCTAGAATAATTAGTTCCAAATTTACCAAACTCATGCCTGAATACACCCTTATCGGTTAGCACAATCAAATCGGGTCCACGATATGCAACATCCAGAATCATGCCTGTGAAGGTTTGAACCGGGTGGTTAAAAGAACTGATTGTATAGGTGGTGGTTCCACCGTAGATCATTATCCTCTCGCCATAACCAGTCACATATTGGTAGGACTTCTCTGTTGCTGTCTGGTATGAAGTGTCGTCTACGCTTCCCCACCGCTTGGCAGCAGAACCCGTACTCGACAGAATGGCGTTAGTGAGCGTCTGACAGCCACTCTGGTAAGGCTGAGATTCGTACTGTGCCCTGATGTTGGGGTCCACTTCTCCAAAACCAAAGGATTGTTGTGCGATATAGACCATTAGATGTACCTAACTCCTAGGAGACTTGTTGATCCCATGATCTGAGGGGTGCCTTCTTGCCCATCTACACCCTTCGCAGACAGCAATGCCTCTTTTGCCAATGATTCTAGTTGTGCAATCTCTGTGGAGTTCTTCCCAAAGTTTTGTGCGACATACACAGCCAATGCTCTACCCATAGCGTGTTTAACTAATGGACCTAGCAGGGTGTCTATTTTCTGGTCTGTGACATCGAAGACATACTCGATCTTAGCCGTACTCTGGTCGGTACAGAGACAGCGACGAGTGTCTTCATTTACGGTGCCTTCATCGGTCACTACACATTCTATCTCCCATAGGTTGATCGCCAGTCCTCCAACATGATTGGGTTGGTTCTCTAGTCCATTGAGTCGCCAAATCCTCAGAGAGTCTGTTGGGAGCGTGTATGCGTAACTCCACCTGCTAACAGGGGCCACCGCATCTCCAGCGTTGTCGGTTAGCCCGCTAAGGATAGCGGTCTTTTTCGCCCCATTCCAAACATGGTCCGCTAGGAACTGCTGCTTGAATAATGGGTAGACATTACTGATTAGTTTCTGTTGAGGGCTACCGTCGCTAGTTGATGTAACTGCTGTTACACCCAAACTTACTAATGCGGTATTCCAAATATCTATAAGTGCCAATGCTTGCCTCTCAGTTAGGATTGTGAAGTCTATGCCACCCAACCCGGAAATGGTTATTACGGATTCAACTATCGTTGGGCCAACCGCAGTTAGCGTGTCTGCGGCACTGCTAGAATCCGTAATGGACAGTAACGCTGCTAGCATTCTGTCTAGTTGGTCGTCGGTTGTCGAGGTGTCCGTGAATGCTAGATGGTATCTCTTGATGCCTGTGAGGGTGTCAGAAGTCGAGGAACTGTCCGTTATGTTGAGTATTAGCCCTTTAGAGGGAGTTAGTGTATCCGAGGTCGCAGCAGAGTCGGTAAGGGACAGCGTTCTACCTACTGTAATGCTTAATGTATCGGCAGCAGACGAAGAGTCGATCTTGGTGAAGACCTCGGCACCAGACTTGATTGCCGAAAGGTCGTCGGATGCTGTGCTGCTATCTGTGCTTGCTTGAGTTACCGATTTGGTTACGGCTAGCGTGTCTGAAGTAACCGTGTAGTCTGTAGCCCACCCAAGTGCCACGAAGAGTTTATTTGGGAAATACTGTCGAGTTGCCTTAGTTACGGCCAGAGTATCTGAGGAACTACTAGAGTCAGTCTTAGTGAAGACCTTATTGCCAGACTTAGTGGCTGAAAGCGTGTCGGATGCAGCAACTGAATCGGTAACTGTCAGGGCTACAGACTTGGTTGCCGAGAGTGTATCGCTAGTTGTACTGGAGTCCGTCTTGGTGAAGACCTTAGCACCGGACTTCTGAGCGTCTAGCACATCAGCAGCGGTGGAACTGTCTGTTATCGCTAGAGTGACGGACTTCCTAGCAAGAAGGGTGTCTGCTGATGTAGCAGAGTCGGTCTCCGTGAAGACCTCAGCCACGGACCTGACTGCTAGGAGCGTGTCGGATGCTGTTGCCGCATCCGTCTTGGGAAGGTATACGGCTTTTGTTGTCGCTAGCGTATCTGAAGAACTAGCAGAGTCGGTCTCCGTGAAGACCTCGGCACCAGACCTGACCGCTAGAAGTGTGTCGCTAGTAGTTGAGGAGTCGGTTGGAGTTTCCGTACTGGACTTGCTTACCGAGAGCGTATCGCTAGCAGAGGAACCATCTGTAATGGTTATTGTTGCAGACCTGTCGGCAACTAGAGTATCTGAAGAAGCCGCACCATCCGTGACCGAGAGCGTCGAATCCTTCTGGGTTGCAAGCGTGTCCGAGATAGCAGCCGAATCCGTAACCGATAGAGCCACACTCTTCGTTGCTGTCAGCGTATCGCTAGCAGCAGAACTGTCCGTTTCCGTGAATGTCCTCGCACTTGTCTGGGTAGCCACAAGAGTGTCAGAAGCAGTGGAGGTATCCGTCTTTGTTTCTGTTACTGCCTTGGTTGCGGCTAGTGTATCGGCAGCAGACGAACTATCTGTTTCGGTTAGGACATTGGCTTTAGTGCCCGTATAAACATCGGAAGCAGTTGCCGAATCCGTTATGGATATTGAAGCAGACTTTACCGCCATTAGCGTATCTGCCGCAGTAGCCGTATCTGTTTCTGTGAATGCCTTCGCACTTGTCTGGGCATCCACAAGGACATCGGAACTCGTTGCTGAGTCAGTAACCGATAGGCTGCTTGCTTTGGTAGCAGTTAGTGTGTCTGAGGCTGTACTGCTATCTGTATTGGATTCCGTTGCTGCCTTTTGAGTTGTTAGCGTGTCTGAGGCTGTAGAGGAATCCGTATTGGTTTCTGTAGCAGACTTACTAGCCGATAGAGTATCGCTAGTAGTGGCAGTGTCGGTTTTCGTTTCTGTAGAAGCCTTGGTTAGCGTAATGGTATCTGAAGTAGTCGAACTGTCTGTTTTTGTGAATGTATTGGGAGTGCCGCTCGAAGCCTCTCTGAGAACAATCCAAGAAGAACCAGAAACCTGATTATTGTTGCCACTAGCCTGTGCCGGGTTCACATTGTCCATAGCGGTGCTGACAAAGGAAGACTGCGAACGGTACATCCCGAAGGATGTGGGAGAAGAACTCCCAGCCTCACTTAGATTGAATGTGTCTGTTGTTCCAGACCCGGCATCGTGTAATCCCGCAACCCAACCTCCGGGTGGAGTAGGAGTTCCCGTAGTCCATGTCCAATTGTGACGACCAAATGTACCGAAACATACAATAGCGTGGGGGACATCTAGGGAACCGCTAAAAGAATTCCACCAAGCCCCCGCACCTGAGGGAGCCAAGAACTCAATTGTGTCATCTCCAGTATTGTCAAACATCCCCGTCATTTGCATATTTGTGGAGGAAGTAACAGTAGAGAAATATGTTGAAGTATCCACTCCACGGTAGGCTGAAAGCATCACGGAAGAGCGAAACGATGTACCCCAGTCAACATCTATGGTTAGAAGTCCGTCATCATCTAGGTCGTCGTCTGTGACAACAAAATAGAACAAGGCAATAGAACGATTCCGCCTGGTGTTGGCAGAATCAACCCTAATCTCGCCCCACCAGTCAGTACCTTGCCCTGAAGTGTATACCCAGTAGTTGGAGTTGATGTTTTGCGGCCCTGAGCCTGTCGCATCTACAATCGTAAATGGAGACGAGGAGATAATCCCCGACATTTGCCTCTTGAAGTTGCACGATAGGAAAACTAAATCACCAGCCTGTAGCAAATCATGCGTAAGTTGAGTTGTGCTTGCGTTGCCCTGGAAAGCGAGCGTCATAACTGGATTAGGTGCGAGTAGTTCTATTGCCATTAGTAATCGACAATCATCTGGACAGTAACCGTCCCGATCTTATAAACATTCTCCATATAGATTTTGATGGAACTGGCAATCGTAGAATCGTTGGGTGACGGAGCGTTCAAGATGTCAGCATCGGTCCAAGTATCAGCGGCCAGTGAACTCAAATCAAAACTGGTTGTGTACGCCTTGTCATAGGGAGTAATTGGGGAAGTGCCTTGGTAATAGGGATGGGTGCTGGGCAAGTAACTGTTGCTTGATGTCTGTAGGCCATACTTCCACGCTAACCATCCCTCAACATACTGTCTTTCTTCATCAGTCCAAGCATTGCCGACTATTAGTATCCTAGCAAAGTTCGCCTTATTGCCGTTCCATGAGTTGCTCTGCCTAGCATTGCCGATGATCGATGGCGAGAATGTCCCGCTAAGATCTTGGCCCGTGATGATCTCGACTCCACGCCGCCAGCAGGACACTCGATCATTCGACAACCTCACCGCAATGTGGATGTCTTTGTTCTTCATGTTTGTTGAGGATCCGGCAGTGGACTCGAACAGGTTCCCCGATTCGTCCTGAATCATAATGTTCCGATTTGAGCCAGTGCCATACATGGATGCCCTGCTAGCACTCCCGACATCCGACCCAAGCAGGGGTTTGTTGTTGTTGTTCCCGTTGTCGATGACCAGAGCGATTGAGAACTCTTCTCCAGAAGCGAATGAAGGAGCAGGAGAGGGAAGGATCAAACGCTCATCGCCACCGGTATTCACGAAATCAATAGCAGGGAATCCGGTGATGAAATCGCCTGAACTCATCCACTCAGGCTCATTCCCTGATGCCGCAACGATGCTGGACCCATCGGCTGAGTTTGGAATGTCCGTAATGCTGTCGCCATCGGCTAGTTCATCGGCAAGAGATAGCGGATTGATGTCAACAGAAAGGTCTGCAACATCCATAGACTTACCCACGGGAGAGGCACAGTCTATGTTCACTCTGCCAGTACCGCCAGCAGACGACTTCTTTACCCGGCACTTACCCAGTGTTAGAGATCCGTAAACACCTAGAGCATAAATAAATCCTGTGGCACTGTCTGCCAAGTCACCATCGAACTCTATGGTGAAAGTCTTAGAAGCCATGATCCATCCTTATAAAAAGGGAGGGACGGCAGCCCGAACTAAACCGTCCCTCCCAGCGACAGAAAGGTCTAGGTTAGGCTAATTTGGATGCCGTAAGTGCCAACGAGTAAGTAACCGCAAGTGTGTCGTTATCTGCTAGAGTAATTACGGCCATAGTCTCACCAGTGCCAGCAGCACTGACTGTTCTTCCAGCAAGCAACTTGATGTCTGAGACATTCGCTGTGTCTATTCTGTCTGCAACCCAGATACTATTTATAGTAACTGAAGTAGTAGTTATTGAGGCTTTAGCAGTAATGGTTGTTCCTGTAATGGTGAAAACTCTGTCAGCAGAAGTCCCACCAGTAGGAACATAGGCAGTAGTAAATACATCTACTGGACCCGCTGCCCTCCAACAACCAAAACCTGTAACATTACCAGTACCAGTATTAGGATCCACAACAGAAACATTAGTAGCAGTGCTGTCTGGATACAGAGCATCGACAGTTCCTGCTTGGGTATCATTATTGGCAGTATTGACACTACCAAAAGTAGCGGATGTGACCTCATCCCCCGCATCCCAAGCAGCCTGATCTGTAGCACTCATATAGATCGCTGTAGCAACTGTTGCAGCAGTATTGCCCGATGCGGTAGCATCTCCTGTAAAACCAAACAGCATCTTTTCAATGCCTTCTTGTGAAAGAGCATTGGGACCACTGTGGTCCGTCACTTTGCCAGTCTTGGCACAGGTATGCTTGATGTCAAACCAACCCATAACTCCAAGGCCAGACACGATGCCTGGATTTTTCTTAATGTAAATACCGAGGCTATCCCCGGCAGAAGAACTGTTACTCATTTTATTGCTCCGTAACTTTGAATTTGGTTGCTAAAAATACCAAGGTCTCTTCGTCATTTACGGAGATATTTGGCACGACAAGTTCCCAGTAAAGCAAATCTGAAAGATCCGATGCGGCCACTTCTGCCTTGCTAGTTCCAAGGTTGTACTCGTAGGTAGAAGTAGCCGAACTGAAAACTCCCATAGCGACAATGGTAGTTGCGGCTGGAAGGCTAACCGTTCCAAACCTGATACCATTGTTGTTGTAGATTTCACGCTTACTGGGATATACAGCACTCTGTTGCGGAGCAGACCAGTATGGAGTTCCGTCCCCCTGATCTGATTCAAAGACCTGTATCCGGCTAACAGCGGTTCCTAGCCCAGCCGTATCTTCAACGCCCCACTCCACCCATTGATCTGGCGAGTTCAGGGTTGGTGCCACACGCAAGCAGTTCACATAGGTAGTAGCAACTCCGGGGGCAGCGATATTCCGCAATCTGTTCAATGCGTAATCAGACACAGTGAATGTTTTGCCTGCCATACTGCTGCCCCCGGATTCTACAATTCCTTAGTTCTAGTCAATGCAACGCTTGATGAGGATCTTATCCCCGTCAAGACGAAGCCCGCCAAGTCCCAGCGAGTGGTAAAGTTGAAGTGCGTAACCACGCTCAGGAATCTCGTCCATTCGCACAGTCACTTCTTCGGCCTGACCGTAAACAAGTGCCGAGTCGGTGTAGAAGTAAACTTCGTGACCTGTATCAGCAGATCCCGCTGCCCTTTCGACTACCGTAGTAAAGGGTCCAGTAGCGGGGGTCGAGCCATCAATGTCAACGCCTCCAAAGTTGCCCGCAGCCACCCCTGCTGCAATCCCAGTAACCTGAGTCGTAACCCTGAAGTCAAATCCCATGTAGTTCATGGGGGCACCGTTCACCAGCGGCTTACCGTCATTGAAGTCGATGCTGGTCAAACGATTGTCGTCTGCATCTTCCATGAGTTGGTAGAACTGGTTTGGGTGGAGAACGCAGAACACACGATCTCCCGGCTGGATGGCGTTCTTCGCATGAAGAGTCTTCCTAGCCTGGATCAAGGTGTTCACGCCCAGTTTGGTAGGCAGGACATTTGTTACTGCGGCTGCTAGGTCAGAGCCATTCCAAAGGTCAGTGTAAGCAGTGGCTAGCATATAGGAGTTACCAGAAAGACTGGCAGCATATCCGTCAGCAGCAGTTTCTAGCACCTTGGACGGAGGAACATTGTCGTAAAGGTATTCGCCTTCAGCAGCAGCAACACCAGTAGTGAGGGCTTGGTTAGTAGCGGGCATGAAATCGCCAGCAGTGCAATTAGCAAAGTTTTTAGTGCTAGTTGCCGCCCCGAACTTGCTGCCGTCAACCGTGATGGCTGCTTTGATCGCATTGAGGATTACTGTGTCCTTTTTGCGATTGAACATCGCAGACACATTTTTGAGAAACTGACCGTCAGGACGAACAGCCCGCATTAGAGCGTACTGATCTCTCGGGTCGAACAGTTCTGCGTAATCAACGAATGTCGGATTGACAAGTCTGCGTTCGGTATCCGTTACTTTGTACTGGATCGCATCGCCATTACCGTGATCTCCGTATGTCTGACCACGCTTCCTTGTCGCAAGATCGGTATCGGCGTGTTTCATGTATCGGTCAAAGGAAAGCACTTCGCCACGCATGGCTTCGTTGATGCAGGTGTCCTGCAAGATGCTTTCGGATTGCTGAAGTTCAAGCCTGATGAGGTCTGTATAGGCCCGCTTGAATAGTTTTATGTAGGAATCGTCTGAATCCGTATGATACGGACCCGCCGTAGAAGCAAAGCCAGGAGGCTGTGGAACGACAATCGACATTGGATTAGCCCTCTCGGTAAGTTTTAGTTCTTATCGAGAGGTTGTCCGGCTCCGGGCCTCTCTTGGTGCTTACGGCACCCATTAGTCGCTAGTCTTTCCTAGCGTCAGTCCGGCCCGGAGCGATCTGGGTTATCGAACGCCCCTAACTAGGACGCATTAGCAGTCAAGTGTCAAGACTTTTTTCTCCTAGAGTATGTCGAGTTCGAGGCTTTCCTCCTGTTAGTAGCCTTGGAAACTATGCGTAGGTTGGACTTCGCATTGGTTCCACCCTTCTTTTGAGGCTTCTTGTGGTCTACCTCACGAGGATCTCCCGGCTTGAGTTTCTTCTTCCTCCTAGCCTTATTAGCGTTATTCCTAGCATCTTTGGCTTTTCTCGTGGAGTGGTACTCTGCGTACTCCTTCTTGTAGTCCCGTTTCTTGACCATATCACGCACCCCATTTGCTTGCGAGTCTCGGGTCCGTCACCCCTTCATACCCAGCATCTTCAAGTTTCTGCTGGATATCCATAAACTCTCTCAGGACTTCCTCGTGATCTGGATCCCTGTTATCCCTAAGGGATCTCATTAGGGCCAATTTGCGTCCACGCTCTGCTAGTTTAGCGGCACTGTCTCCTAGGGAGGCAAGCCCCGTTTCCGAGTCTGGTGTTACATCGTCTGACATTTGTTCTCCTAATTTAACCATGAAATCCATTACTGCCGGGTGGTGCCCCATCCCGGTCTCCTCCATTACCAACTTCAGATCGTCATTCTGATTGACGAAGTGTTCCAAAGCCCTTTCTGCTAAAGCACTCTTCTTGTCCAAGTCTTCCCCGTAGATACGAGCGGCAGACCTCTTCCAACCCTCTATGGAGGAGGCTTTCTCGCTAGCCCTAGCAATGGCTCCGTTCTCTTTGTTTTCGACGATTGCCTTGGCTAGGACTTCCCACTGCTGAAGGGTGACCTTGTTCTGATGGGACACATCGCCAACCGCACTCAGCAGTTGGTCGTCGGCATACCCGTCTGGTAAATGGTATTCCTCACGACCAGAAGGAGCCTCTCCAAGTTTCTGACTAAGTTCTTGGTATGACTTTGCTAGGTCTCCCACTGAACCGAACTTGTCCAATAGGCTGTCCCTGTTTTCCATGTCGGACGGCAAATGTTCGTTTAGTTCACTCACTTTGAATCCTCTTCCCTTTCTCCTTGTTTCTGCAACGCAACTATTTTGAAGTACGCTGCCCTCATGCCCTGCCTCTTAGCAAGAGCCAACGGGTCGATAGGCATCCTGCTAGCAAGACCAGCAGACTCCATCTCTTTATTGTAGACCTCTTCTGGTTCTAGCGTGTCCTCAATATGGCACACTTTCCTTAGGTACTCTAAGAACTGAATTCCCGATTTGGTCTTCAGGAAGTTCGTAACATGAGAAATGAATACTAACTGCTCCTTCGGGATCACTGCATTCCTCCCGGTTGAGGCTGCTGTTGCTGTGGAGGTTGCTGCTGCTGTTGCTGCTGCTGTTGCTGCATCTGCTGTTGTTGCTGTTGCTGTTGCAACTCTCTTTCAGCCCTAGCCATTCTAAACGCCTCAACCTCCTCTGGGGTTCTCAGGATCACCGCAGGAATGTCGCTAATCATAGCGTCATATTTGGCTAACTGATCTGGAGAGATATCATCTAGGTAGACTGGGTTTTGAGTTGCCTGATACAAGGCAAGTCTACGCTCTAGGAATGCTTGTATCCTCATACTGCCGCTAGCCTTTTGTGCGGTAAAGAAAGGAGACTGGTATGAAATCTCTACTTCAGCATTGGGGATCTGTTCTGCCAACATATCTAACTCTGGTAGATGTCCGGCCCTCTGCATGATCTCGATAATGCTAGTAATCATTGGATCCAAGAACTCGTAGTTAACGATGTCCGCACTAGCACTTAGCCTCTGCAACGCCCTTGATTGTCTTTGGCGACTCTCCTCGGCACTCCTAGGTTGAGTTTCTGGTTCGTCTAGCAAGTCACCAAGAAACGCTTTCTGGATCTGCTCCCTGTCCAGTCTTGCAATAGAGTCGGCGACATCGTACCGGGTTTCGGACTTCAAGTATTGTGGCCCCATCTTGATCGGCGGCCTTGTAACCATTAACCCGTTAGGAGTGATGTCTAGTTCAACCATAGTGTCATGCTCAACCATGAGCGGTGGATTCAAGTCTTTTCCAGCAGCGATTAGGATCTGGCGGCGTAACTCATTGATACCCATTGCGTCAGCCCTAGCAAGGTGGCCCCTGCCTCTGCCGTAGTCCTCGCCATCTACAACCATCCATCTGGCAACAATATACGGGCAGTTCTCGAACCCAGACTCTTTAAGGATCATGGGGTTCATGTCGATGTCTGCCATGTACACAGAAACCCAAGGTTTGTTTTCAGCCGACTTGATCGCCCCTTTAGGAGCCTTGTTCTCATTCTCATATACAAAATGAAGGAACTTAATAGGCTCCATCGGTTCATTCATACTCATACTCTGGCTTGCTTGTTCTCCAGCCATACCACCAAAGAACCTGAACGCATCAATCGCAGGCATCTCTATTTCTCTGGCAAGAAAGAAAGGCTTCCCCTTATGACCTACAGTCCACCACATTCTTCCAACTGGAATAGCCTGGAAGACTAATCCGGAGAAGGTGGAGCCGTCCGGGCTTATTGCAGGCTCGTCCTCTTTGACATGAAGTGTTCCGTTTCCAAGAACAGCGAAGTCTCTAATGAATGTGGCCGCTTCAGTATAAAAGTTGCTGTCTGCTAGTGCCGATAGAATCTTCTGGGCAACACGGTCCAGAATCATTCTGATCTCTACTTGACCATCAAATGGGGGTTTAGCCCGGAGCCTAACCCAATCAGTTCCGCTAGGAATGATTGCACCTTTTAGGAAGTTGACGAAAGTGTCAGCCGCCTGCATTGCCGTTGTGTCGAATACGCCGTTGACTCTCCTGCTTCCTTGCGAGCGGACAGTAGTGATGTCTCCCCGGTACGGCATCATAAGATCGCTAATGTCCTGCCAAGATGCCTCGAAGTTATGCCTAGCAGACTTCAGCGACTCATATCTGCTTACCAGTTCATGTATTTTTTTATTCATTGCCTATGTCCCCTATAACCGGACTAGAAACTGGAAAAGAAGTCGTACTCGGGAATCCTGAAATTGGACATCCCTTTATTGTTCTCCGACTCAGCATACCGAAGCATCATTATGGCTTTGTGCAATGCGTCGATTATGTGGTCGTCCTGCCTCTTTGCCACCTTACCATGATCGTGCTTGTATCGTCTCTTCTCTGCCATGAACTTCTGGCATGATACAAAGACCTTGAATCGGTCAGTTGCCATTCTCTCGCAGATCTCCTCAACAACGGTCATTATCGCAAAGGTCTTCTTTCCCTCTGGACTAACCATGTGAGAGAACTCTCTTAGCATATTTACGCCATACTCCTTGTACTTGCCAGCGATGGTGGACCCATCAGTGAACCCTCGTCCTCCATCATGGGGCCACGCACATGGAATGGTAGATCCGCCCATATTAAGTAACCTGTGGCAGTACATGGGGAACTCTTGGCCATTCTCCTTATACTCACCTGTTAGGTACACTATGTCTGAATCTTCGTCATAAGCCATGCGGGCGGCAGCGAATGTGCCAACTCCGTGCGGGAAGTCCAGGCCAATGATCTTCTTCCAGTGCCTAGGTATCTCGAAATCATCCACATACAGGAACTCGTCAGGGGCAGTGTAGATTAGTCCTGCACCCCGGACTGGCCTACCATGAAGCCTAGCCTCTGCTAGGGGGTGGTTATCGTACTTGTCTAGCAGCCTAGCCCGATCTTCGTCCGTCATGTGTTCGGCATCGGTTATGTCGTAGTTTATTAAGAATCGAACATCAACATTGTCAGAGTTGTCGAACAGTAGGTAGAGTTCGGTTTCCCCTTGGAGTGGTGTCATGGCTATGTCCATATAGCCGTTAGTAGCATTCAGGCGGGCTGAGAACTCGTCATACACTTCAAATGGGGGTTCCTCGTCACAACCAATCCAGTGCAAGGTGTACCCCTGAAGTCGTTGCCAACCACTTGAATAAGAGAATACATAGCACTTGGAGTGTCCGTCAAACTCCCCGAACTCGTCATAGTGGCGGACTTGGAAGTAGTCGATCTGATTCGCTACCCCTCCAGAGATCCTCACAATGCGATCCTCTTCGACGGCATGGAGCGGGATATACCCAGTGCCACGATCTGACACGGGTCCAAGTAGCCGCTCGCACAGGAGGTCTCTGGTCGATTGTGCAGTCTCGCCACCAATAGCAGCGTCGATTGGCCCGTCGAATCGTGGGCCTTCATACCCGTCGGGGTAAAGCCCGGTAAGATGGTAGGCGGCCTTCATGCACAGAGCAGTGGACTTGCCCGCTTGGTTGAGCCCTGAAAACAAGGTCTCGTGCGACTGCGTACAGATATAGTCCCACTGCCTAGCATTAGGAGTGAGGCGAGACAGTATGTCAGAGGAGAGACGCTTGTTCAGTTCCTCTTCTAGTTTCAACTGCTCTATGAGGATGGACCTATCCTCGTCGCTAAGATCGCTCATCAGTCAACACCTTCCAGGCCAACGCTACCTGCCTTGGGACTTGTCCGTTACCAAGTGCCCTTAGCCTGCTAGCCCTATGCCTTTTAGAGACGGTTAGCCTGGGGACTTCTCCAGTGTTACCAGGATCTTTTAGCCAGGTCAATGTGCTGCTAGCAACTAGCCTGCCTGGTGAAGTCCAGCCGACGGGCATACCCATGAGCCATTCAACCCAGTCAGGGTTAAGCCTTCCTTCGTTATCCGGGCCTTCCCACACAACACGACCTAATAGTTTATTTACGGGCACATTGGGACAGTACACGCTGTCCTTCCAGTCTCTCGCCGTTGGAGTGGGCCACACACCACCAACGCTTGCGAATGTGGGGGGCTCCTGCGGCTCTCGCTGAAATAACTCCCCATTCAGCATTGTAGCCGAGACTGGCCAAGTCGCCGGACAATACTCCTCCCAAGTGTTGAACAACGGCTGGCACATTCTCCAAGAAGACATATCTGGGTCGTACCTCGCCAATGATCCTAGCAACTTCGGGCCAGAGGTTTCGTTCATCGTCAATTCCGGCTCTGAGACCTGCTTTACTGAAGGGCTGGCATGGAAATCCAGCAGAGACAACATCGACGATGCCATGCCAAGGTTTACCGTTAAATGATCGAATTTCGTCCCAGATGGGGAATACAGGCAGGTGGCCCTCTTCCTGCCGTCGAAGAAGGATCTCGATGCAGTACGGGTCTCTTTCAACCGCACAGACGACTTTGTGACCAATACGCCCGCTTCCGAGAATGCCCCCACCAGTGCCAGCGAATAATGCCAACTCATTCACTAGACCCTTCCTCCAGAAGAAGATTCTCGCCATGCCTTATACGGCTGACCTTGCTAGACTCTATCTCAGACTGCAACTCAAGACGCTCGGCCCTACGCTCCTCAAGTAAGTGAATCAAGTCAGAATCACTCAACTTGTCCGTATCGTCCTTATTAACCGTCTCAACCTTCGCAGCCGTCTCCTTGGGCAAAACATCCTTAATCACTGTACGCATGAAGAATGCTAAGACCTGTCTGCCCTCCTCCGTAGAAGGATCCGCCTCCTCAGCCATTGAAGTGATCTTGTCAAATAAGCCAGCATTGTTCAGTTTGTTGACGAAATCATGCTTGATCTGGAGACTGGTACGCCTCTTCGGTCGCCTGACAGGATCCTTAACCCTGTCCACCATTGCCCTATCCTTGGACAGTTTGTCCCAAGAAGCAAAATCCTCGTCAGTGGCAATCTGGGATAAGGCTACCTCATAAGGAAGGCCAGCAATCTCGCAGGCATCACGCAAATGAAGACCTTTAGACATAGACCTCTCAATCTCTCGCTTCATCGACTCTCGAACAAAGTAACGAGACGCAGAACCATTACTGTCGTCTAACTGGATAGAGTTCTCCATTGTCCTCCCTTGACTTCTATCTGAATAGAACCTATCTTCGCAAATGAGCCAAGGAGATTCCTTGGAGAGTATAGTTATGGGGTTCTGTACTCTGCCTGTCCTGCACACCGCCCGACAAGGGATTTGACACCAAGTAAGACACCTCCTCCCCCTCCTTGCTCTTCCCCATTCTCTTGGGGGGGTAAGGGGGGGTTTTTGAGACCAGCCACAACATCCCTCCCTCGAGGGATTTAACTAAACCAAACTCCCTTACCTAATCAGGTAAACAAGGGGCGTCTTCTTAAGTATAAGAAATGGAGGGCGTCCCTCCTAAATAAGAGCCAATCGGGTTTTTAGCCACATTATGGAAGAGGGATATATATATAGTCCGAGCCGCTCCGCCGTGGGGGGCCGACCCACCCCCGTGCCCACCCTCGCAAGGCACCACGCTAGCAGAATCCTAGCAGCAAACCACACCACGCTAGCAGGCTCGAATCCGCACCGATCATGGGGGGGAATCTATCACTCCTCGAAGGTCTCGAATCAGTGCCGATCAGTCCACTCGATGCACCGTGCTAGCAGGCTCTCAGATCCTCCCGACTGGTCCGCTGGTGATCTCAGTCTCCTCCTCGATCCTGTCGCCATGCGAGGGAAGCCAGAGCCCTTCTCGAATACCACTCCTCCCTGCTGGTCTGTCGCTGTCTGATCTCTGCCCATCCTAGTTTGCTGATCGCTCAGTGGTAGCAGTTGACAGTAGGCTAGCAGTCTGCTAAAACTGGTCTTTAGTGTGACAATTTAGGGTACTAAACCACTTCAGAAAGGTGGATCAAATGGCGGCGATTTTGGAGTCGATTGTGCGGCTTATTTCTGGCTCGAATAAGGGCCAGCGTAGGATCTGGATCGAAGGGATTGCACTGCTGACTGGTGGGGCAACTCACGGTAGGCAATACACCAAAGAGGTCACGGATGATGCGATCATCTTGACCGTGACTTCCGGCAAAGGGAGGCACCGGATCGCTGGCGATTCTGCTAGGCCGATCCTAGATCTCAGCGGTAAGTGGGTGACGAAATTCATGGGTGGAGCGACTCACTTCGAGGCGACCATCACACCGGGCAACATCACGATCAGGAGGTCGTAAAATGCAGATCATAGTCAGCACCAGAGCAGGTTCCAAGACCATCAGGAAAGCCGATGGCAAGTGGGACCGAATCCAGACAGCGGCAGCGGCAGCGTCTCTGTTTGATTTGAACTACACCGCACTGCGACTCGGGGATCCGCATGGAGACGGCCGACCAGCGATGGGCGAAGGACCAGCGAACAT